ATGGTTAGTTCTATACATACCCATAGCAATACGGAAACCTTTTTTCTTGTGCCCTACTGAACTACCACCTTCAACACCTGGTTCTAATGGCATAGTCTTTACTGTAGCAGTATAACCAAGTCCAACGTGAACTTTGGTGGCGGACCAGTTCAAATCTATACCATAGCCACCTTCACCCCAAGAAACTTCACAATCAGGATGGACTGAACCATCTGTAATAACTTTGACTATTTTATCTGCTAAGTGTGTAAGACCAGCAACTCGTGTCATACCGTATGGATTTTCAGCAGTAATAGCACTATCTAAATAGATAGCATCCTCAATATTTGTCCAGAACTGTGTAGTCATCTGTTCAATATAGTATTGTGTAGAACCTTCACCTACAAAATCAGGACTTCTATTGACAGCAATCCATACTTCATCTCTATCAGTACCTGGAATAACTGCTACTGATAGTATTTCACCATCTGTTTCGTGCTCGTGGAATGCTATGATTTCTTGGTCAGTGTTGTAAGTACAAGCGACTAATGTTCCTTCATCAGTTGTCATCCAGATAATCGGGTCAGGATTATTACTGAACTTCAACTCTCTTATTCCTTTGCGTGCTAAATGTTCTGCTATCACTGATATTTCAGGAGATAGATATCTATCTGAAGAATAGTCATAGTACATCTGACGAAGTTTAGTTCCACTACGCTGAACATAAACAACAGAAGAACCTATCAACAGACCAGGTACATTAGCACTACCATTGTTGGAATGTTGTTTTACATCTACGTTTGTTGGTGTGGTTGGTTCATCACGCTTACCAAACTTCCATTCACCACCTCGTGTTCCTATACGCAAAACATCTGTTCCTACCATCCACATAATATCATTCATATCACTGCTTGTGAAAGTATAACTATAAGCGTCATCATCATCAGTTCCAGTATTGAAGTTGAAGTAGTCATCAACCTTACTAGCCCAAATGGTTTGTGGTTTATCATAAGTACCTGCTAACAATAACCTTCCTTCATAAAATGCTACTGCTTTAGGATAACCACTGAACGGATTGAAAGCAGAAAAACTCCACTTGTAAGTGGCTTCCGTGCTAACAAAGTCTTCATCAATAGGAGTAGCAAGAAACCATTCATATGCTACTTCAGTTATTACCGCTTTGCGAATGACATCTTTTTTAGTAATACTGGCTTGTACTGTACCAGATGAAAACTTACCTGTTGGCACACCTACACGATAGTACATATTATCTTCTACTTCTAGAAGTTCTCTTGTAGTATTACCAGTAAAAGATAGATAGTCATACCACGTAGTCCCGCCATCATATGACTTCTGTAGGATTGCTGTCGCTACCCAAGTGCCAGCCAAAGACACAACAGCCTTATTACCAGCATCTAAAAAGATAGCACCTGTGAAAGTGTTTTCAGCAGTTAGCGAACCAGAAAAAGTCAAATCCTGATTTAGTTTTACATAACTATTTACATAACAGTATTCTGGTATCTCTCCACCTTCTACATAGAAAGTGATGTTCGCACCAGATAACTGACTAGGTCTTATTTTATATTCTACATCTTCATTTTGGTCTATCCACGGTCCATCTTGTAATGAAATATTTTCTATTTCCCAGTCATTATCATCATACCTAATCAATCTCTTTGGTCTAAAGTATGGACTAGTAATAATCATTTCATCAAGCATTTGTGCGAACCGTAGTGAACTCAAGTAATCACCAGAGATACCAGTGCCTATCATATATCTAGAACCGCCGCCAGTGAGAACAGCACCACCATTCTTGAAAAAGTACAAACCACCATTAGTAAACTCCAACACAAAGTTTTGGTCTACTATAGAAGAGTACTTGAACTCTTGTAGTCTTACAGAAGTTTCAGTACCAGTAGGTGTGGTGGTAGTAGCAATATACTTGAAGCCAGGTCGTTTCTCAACTCCACCTTGTGTGGCTACCCACATATTAGTGAGTTCAGAGCAACTAGAAAAGTAGGCTTTGGTGTCAGTTCTACCGATGGTCTTCGGAGACCTTTCACCACCAGTGAAGTTATTGAAGATAGGTGATGTTCTTGCCATAGTTAGTACTCCCTAGGACCGACGAAGTGTCTGCGTGTGCTTGAATATCTACAGGTCTTCCATGAACCATCTTGAAACTTTTCAGGTGTACCTTCTTTAGCGTCTTCAAATCTCGCTAGTTTGTAAATCTGAGTGAACTCTTGAGCAAGTGATGCTTTCAAGGAAGTAGAACCAGTTAGTGTATAAGCAACCTGTGAAGCAAGATATAATGAAAGTGCCTGACGAAACAGCGGTGATAATCGGTTTATGTCGGCAACTCTAGCAGTGTATTCTATATATACAGGATTAGCATCCGTGAATATATAACGACCTTCAACCCGCCATTCATAATCAGTGTCTATCTTCCTAACTTCCAAGCAGTATGGATTGGTAGGTAGAAGGTATTTGTATTGATAACCGAAGACTGGACCAGTCGCAGATTGAGATAGTTGAGTTCTTTCTGTTGCGAAGTTCCAATAGTGAGATTGTAGCATGGCATCATACGCATCAGTAAAGACCTGGTTCATCACACGAGCCTGCTCAGTATCCTCGGTTAGATTTATTATTGTGTCCGCTCCTACACGAATGAGAGCATCATTACATATCGATACGATTGAAGCCATCTACATTCTCCTTAGTAAGGGGCGGAGTTTCCCCCGCCCCATTTGTTTAGTAAGCAATAAGCATTGCCAGTTCAATAGTACCAGTAGCAGCACCAGAACCAGAAACAGTAGCAATAATATCCGTACCAGCAGCCCACTCTGATAGTGAAGCAGCAACACCAAACGCTACTTTACCAGCGGAAGTAGTGGCTGTAGAAGCACAGAAAGCATCAGGGTCTGATACAGTACCAACAGCAATAGCACTGTCAGCACCTAACGCATCAAAGTACAGATAACCACCAGCAAGATAACCTTTTCCAGGAAACTTACCAAGATAGATTACAGTACCCTGAGCGGTAGCAGAACACTCATAAGTGTCGTGGATAAATGCTACTGAGTTATTAGCATCCATCATCTGGCTATGGACTGAACCAGACAAGGTTGCTAAGCGTAATGAATAGTTTGAACCATACACATTACTCATAGTTTAGCCTCCTTAGACTGTTTCGTCGCAAAGGATTTCAACAACTTTCTTCTCAGAGGTACGAATAGCACCAATCCACATTTCACTGAAGATTTGGTAAGAATAGTTCTTGTCAACTCTTTGCTGAATATCAGTGAACTTCTCAAGACCAACACCAAGCAACAGACCGCTTTCCGCATAAGCAAAGCATCTGCGGTAGTCAGAACCATCAACGCCGACGATGTCGGTTCCGCCAACATCACCATTGACTTCAACAAACTTGAAGCCCATGAAGGTGTCAACTTCACCGTCTACCAATGCTTTCACATTGTTGTAGTCGATGCTGGTAAGAGTGCTGTCAGCCAACAGGTTGTCAATCTGAGATTTGGTACAAACGATATACCAAGGCTCATTCTTAGAAACATTGTGCCCTTTCAGAATGGCGCGTGCTCGACGCAGTTTAGCCAAGGTAAGACCGGTGTTAGCAAGAGGATTAGTTCCATACTGAACGCCGATTTGGTTATTGACAGTATCAAAAGCAGTAGCAGTTTCACCAGAATGACCAGTGTAAACCGTACCAAGAGCAGCAGTGGTCAACAGAATATCCTTCTGACGACCGTGAGCATACAGACTATCCATAAGAATGTCTGAAGTTGGGTCAGCAATAAGCGCAATCTTATCAAACTTGTCGATAAGAGGTGCCATTGTGAACCTGCGTAGGGAAATCCTACGTCTTTCATAAGTTACATCTTCGTTTACGGTGTCAGCATTGCGGCTAACAACCTCGGTGGCATCCAGACTATCGATAAAATCGAAGTAGGTGTACTCACCTTCAATATTCTCTCTACGGACTTTGTCCTGTAGTTCAGAACCCATCTGTTGCTCAAGCAACTCGAAGTTATTCTGATAACTATTTTTCATCGCAACTGTAATGTCGCCCATCTGTAATATCCTCCATTAGGATTATTTTTTATTTTACTACAAGTACCAGTTCGGCTACCCATGAAGGACCTACGTGGTGATTTACTACAAGTTGGGACCTTGCGGCTACCCCAGGTACTACTTTGAAGACCAAGAAGAGACCTTGCGGCTACCCCTTCTTTGGTTTATAGCAATGATAAATATAAAGAAATAACTGGTCTGCTTTGTTCCATGGCTCTGCTTTATCAATATCTTTACCGTGAGCCATGACCAGTTTCAAGCATTCCAAGCGTAGTGTTTGTTTGTATCTTTCACATTCATCGTTGAACAAAAGTTCATCTGTTGTTTGATGTCTACTAACAGCCATTTACTTTCTCCCCCTTTTAGCAGGACCAGCAATCTCAGATAGTCTTTCAACTTTCTTGACCAAATCACCATGCTGCGGGTCTTTCTTGTCAAATAAGGGGTGTTTCTCACCTTTTTCTCTTGCTTTGGTTGCTTCAGAAAACATTTTAGCAAGTTGTGCTTTTGCTTCCGAAGCGGATAAGGTGTTA